AGATTAAAAAATGCAGCTGCTACAAAAAAACTAGCAATATTCGATGCTTTTGAAATACTTAAACGTATACAAGAAGAAGAAGATATGTTAAACGAAAAACCTAAAGAAGTTAAAAAAGAAAAAACTTTTAAGGGTTTTGCAGAGGGAAGGTCTAAATAATGTACGATCAAGATTTAATAAAAGTACTTACTGATTATGTTAAACCTAAAGTTTTAGCTAAAAAAAATAGGTATAAAAAATGGGAGTACGGTTATAATAAAGAACACGACTTTGTAGTTATAAGTAGAACAGGTGAGATAGGTGAGGTATATGAAATACAAAATTTAAAAATAGCTTTACCTAAACAAAAAAATATTTATAAGTTTGAAGATAATAAATGGAGTAAGTTTGATTATCCAAAAGCTTTATCAAGAATTAAAACAGTTTTTGATTTTAAACAGTATCCAGAAGAATTTAAAGAAGAGTGGTATGATTACATCGATAATGAGTTTACCCGTAGGGAGGAAGGTTTTTGGTTTTATAACAAAGACATTCCTACTTACATTACTGGTACTCATTACATGTACTTGCAGTGGTCCAAGATTGATGTTGGGGCACCAAACTTTAGGGAGTCAAATAGATTATTCTTTATTTTCTGGGAAGCTTGTAAGGCAGATTCACGATCCTTTGGGATGTGTTACCTTAAGAACAGGCGTTCCGGGTTTTCTTTCATGGCATCAGGAGAGGTTGTTAACTTGGCAACCATATCAAGTGACAGTAGGTATGGTATATTATCCAAGTCCGGACCTGACGCGAAGAGTATGTTCACCGATAAGGTGGTACCCATATCCGTCAATTACCCATTCTTTTTCAAACCGACCCAGGACGGAATGGACCGTCCAAAAACCGAACTTGCCTACCGTGTCCCCGCAAGTAAGTTCACCCGTCGTAAACTTACCTCCACCGCCTCCACCACGGCCGACGAAGCCTTACAGGATCTCAAGGGACTTGATACGACCATCGATTGGAAGAACACCGGTGACAACTCCTACGATGGGGAGAAACTCAAACTCCTCGTACATGATGAATCGGGCAAGTGGGAGCGTCCGAACAACATCCTCAACAACTGGAGGGTCACGAAAACCACACTAAGGTTAGGTAGTAAAATAATAGGTAAGTGCATGATGGGATCAACATCCAACGCGCTTAACAAAGGTGGTGATAACTTTAAAAAACTGTACTATGACTCAGATGTTAGAAAAAGAAACGCCAATGGACAGACTCGCTCAGGACTATATAGTTTGTTCATACCTATGGAATGGAACTACGAAGGATACATTGATTCTTATGGAATACCTGTATTCGAGAATCCAGGAGAGAAAATTACTGGACCTTATGGAGACGAAATTACAGACGGAGTAATAGATTATTGGAATAATGAAGTTGAAGGTTTAAAGTCTGATCAAGATGCTTTAAACGAATATTACAGACAGTTTCCTCGTACAGAGCAACACGCTTTTAGAGATGAAACAAAACAAAGTTTATTTAATCTAACTAAGATATACCAACAAATAGATTATAACGAAGAAGTTAAAATGTCTAACCTTGTTACAAAAGGAAGTTTTCAGTGGAAAAACGGTATAAAAGATACTAATGTAGAATTTATGCCAAATAACAATGGTAGGTTTAAAATTAGTTGGGTACCTGAAGTTAGTTTACAAAATAGAGTAATAACTAAAAACGGTATTAAATATCCTGGTAACGAACACGTAGGAGCATTTGGATGTGACTCTTATGATATATCAGGAACAGTAGATAGATTAGGTTCTAATGGTGCTTTGCACGGTGTTACTAAATTTAGTATGGAAAATGCACCACCTAATAGAGTTTTTTTAGAATATGTAGCTAGACCACAAACAGCTGAAATATTTTTTGAAGATGTTTTAATGGCTTTAGTTTTTTATGGTATGCCAATACTATGTGAAAATAATAAACCTAGATTATTGTACTATTTAAAGCGTAGAGGTTACAGAGGATATTCTATGAACAGACCTGATAAAGTTTACAATAAATTATCAGTTACAGAAAAAGAAATAGGTGGTATACCTAATTCAAGTGAAGATATTAAGCAAGCACACGCTGCTGCTATAGAAAGTTATATTGAAAATTACGTAGGACAATTAGGTGATAACTATGGTGATATGTATTTTCAAAGAACATTAGAAGACTGGGCTAAATTTGATATAAATAATAGAACTAAATTTGATGCATCAATAAGTTCTGGTTTAGCTTTAATGGCTTGTAATAAAAACCTATATAAACCAACTCAAGAAAGAAAAATAAAATCAATAAACCTTGGTATTAAAAAATATGATAACAAAGGTATTAGATCACAAATAATATAAGAATGATTAATAAAGGTATTAAAACTGCTTTTCCTAGCCAAGCTGTTAGTGATGTAGAAAAGATGACGTTAGAATATGGTTCTAAAGTTGGTAAAGCCATAGAGCACGAGTGGTTTAATAACAGCGGATCTTACAATAGACATGGTAAGTTTAAAGAGTCTTTTCATAATTTAAGACTGTACGCTAGAGGAGAGCAATCAATTAAAAAATACAAAGATGAATTATCTATAAACGGTGATTTATCATATCTTAATTTAGACTGGAAACCAGTACCTATTATACCAAAATTTGTAGATATAGTTGTAAATGGTATGGCTGATAGGTCATATGATATTAGAGCTTATTCTCAAGATCCTTTTTCTATAAAGAAAAGAACTGATTATATTGAAGGTATGATTAGTGATATGATGGGTAGAGATATTAAAAACCAAGTTAAACAAGAATTTGGTATAGATACTTTTAATAATGATGAATCTGAAATACCTGATTCAGAAGAAGAGTTAAATCTTCATATGCAATTAAACTACAAACAAAGTATTGAGGTTGCAGAAGAAGAAGCCATAAACAGTATATTTGATAAAAATAAATATCATTTAGTTAGAGATAGATTTAATTATGATTTAGCTGTTATAGGTATGGGAGCTGTAAAAAGTTCTTTTAATAAAGCTGAAGGTATAAAAGTAGAATATGTAGATCCTGCTGATTTAATTTATTCACCTACAGAATCACCTTATTTTGATGATATATATTATATTGGTGAAGTAAAAGAAATATATGTTAATGAGCTTAAAAAACAGTTTCCTGAACTTACTGATGAAGAATTAGATCAATATAGAGGTTATAGTGCGTCTTATGCTAATAATTCTGGTTATAAAGAAAAATCAGACGATAATAACGTGGTTAGAGTTTTATATTTTGAATATAAAACATATATGAACCAAGTATATAAGATAAAAAATACATCTACAGGTGGTAAAAGAGCATTAGAAAAAGGTGATACCTTTAATCCACCAGCTAATGAAAGTTTTGAAAGAGTTGATAGAGCTATTGAAGTTGTTTATGAAGGTGTTAAAATTATAGGTAGTGGTGAAAAGCTTTTAAAATGGGAGTTGAAGAAAAACATGATGCGACCAAAAGCAGACACTACTAAAGCTGTTATGAGTTATGCTGTTGTGGCGCCTAGAATATATCAAGGAAGAGTTGAGTCTTTAGTTAGTAGAATAACTGGTTTTGCAGATATGATACAACTAACTCATTTAAAGCTGCAGCAAGTTATGTCTAAAATGGTACCAGATGGTGTTTATTTAGATGCAGATGCTTTAGCTGAAATAGATTTAGGTAATGGTACTAATTATAATCCACAAGAAGCATTAAACATGTATTTCCAAACAGGTTCTGTAATTGGTAGATCAATGACTCAAGATGGTGACTTTAATAGAGGTACTACACCAGTTTCTGAACTAAACACAAGCTCTAAAGGTGGTAAGATACAAAGTTTAATACAAACTTATAATTACTATTTACAAATGATGCGTGATGTAACTGGATTAAATGAAGCAAGAGATGGTAGTATGCCAGATAAAAATGCTTTAGTTGGTTTACAAAAGCTTGCAGCTGCTAATAGTAATACTGCAACTAGACACGTATTAAACTCTAGTTTATACTTAACTTTATCTATGGCTGAGTGTATTGCTATGAGAGTATCTGATGTTATTGAATACTCACCAACAAGAGAATCATTTATAAAATCATTAGGTAAGTTTAATGTAGCTACGTTAGAAGAAATGGCTAATTTACATTTACATGACTTTGGTATATTCTTACAACTAGCTCCTGATGCAGAAGAAAAACAATTGTTAGAAAATAATATACAAGTTGCTTTACAGTCTCAGCAAATAAATCTTGATGATGCTATTGATATTAGAGAGGTTAAAAACTTAAAACTAGCTAATCAATTACTTAAAATAAGAAGAGTTAAAAAGCAAGCAACTGACCAAGCATTTAAAGAAAGAAATATAAGAGTACAAGCTGAAGCTAATGCTGCTGCTTCTGAAAGATCAGCTGCTGCAGAGATGCAAAAGCAACAAGCTCTTACACAATCAAAAGTTCAAATAGAACAATCAAAGTCTCAGTTTGAAATACAAAAGATGGAAAGAGAAGCTGCTATTAAGAAAGAGTTAATGGAGTTAGAGTTTCAAATGAATTTAAGATTAAGAGAAACTGAGGTTGAAAGTATTAAGCAAAGAGAGAAACAAAAAGAAGATCGTAAAGACGAAAGAACTAAGATACAAGCAACTCAACAAAGTGAGTTAATTGATCAAAGAAAAAAAGACACTGGACCTAAAAGTTTTGAATCTGCTGGATTTGATAACTTAGAAGGTTTTGGCCTAGAACAATTTGAGCCTAGGTAATTTACTAATTATATAATATTATATCATGGAAAAAACTGAAAAACAAGAAGACGTTATTCAAGAGGTGGAAACACAAGATCAACCTGTTGAAGAACAAAAACCTGTTGAAGAGAAGATCTCTTACAAAGAGGTTAAAGACGATGGAACTATTAAAATAGATTTATCAAAATTAAAAAAATTTCAAGAACAAAATGAGTCCACTGAAGAGCAAAGCACAGATGAGGTACCTGTTCGCGACGAACAAAACACTAGCGAAGAAGTTCCTGAAGAAAACAAAGAAGAGCAAGTTGAAAAGCCTGCCGAACAAAGTGAAACGAAAGAAGAAGTAGTTCTTGAAGAAGTAACAGAAGAAGAAATTGCTGAAACTAAAAAAGTTGAAGCAGAAACAATAGTTGAACAACCAGTAGTTGAAAAAGAAGTTGAACCACAAGTTGTTGTACCTGAAAACTTACAAGATTTAGTTAAGTTTATGGAAGAAACAGGTGGTAGTTTAGAAGACTATGCTAGATTAAACGCTGATTATTCAAACATTGATAACGATACTCTATTATTAGAGTATTACAAAAATACTAAGCCGCATTTAAATATGGAAGAGATTAACTTCTTAATTGAAGATAATTTTCAATTTGATGAGGATGTTGATGAGCCAAAGGATATTCGTAAGAAAAAATTGGCCTTCAAAGAAGAGATTGCAAAAGCTAAAAAGCATCTTACTGGTTTAAAGGATCAATACTATAAAGAAGTCAAGTTGGGTTCTAAGTTGACCAGAGAGCAGCAAGAAGCAGTAAGCTTTTACAATAAATACAACCAAGAGCAAGAAGCTTTAGGTAAAGCTCAAAAAGCTAGTGCAGAACATTTTAAAAACGCAACTGATAATGTTTTTAACCAAAATTTCAAAGGTTTTGATTTTAACGTAGGCGAAAAGACGTATAGGTTTAAAGTAAATGATGTTCAAAGCACAAGGCAGTATCAAAGTGATATTTTAAATTTCGTATCGGAGTACGTTGACGAAAATAATATGATGAATGATGCTAAAGGTTACCACAAAGCTTTATACGCTGCAAAAAACATTGATAAAATTGTAAAGCATTTTTACGATCAAGGTAAAGCTGATGCTATAAAAGAGACTACAATGAAAGCTAAAAACATTGATATGTCTCCAAGATCAGCTCCACCTGTAGTAGATGCGGCAGGATTTAAAGTCAAAGTTTTAAACGGTGAAGATACCTCAAGGTTGAAATTTAAAATTCGTAAATAAACAATAACTTAAAATTTAAACAAAATGGGATTTAATACGTCTTTAGGACTAGGGGGTTCATACTCTCTAGCATCTATGCCTTCCCCAACTGTAAGTGATAACAATTATATTGATTTCACAGCTACGGCTACTGCTGGATGGGCACAACAATACTTACCTGAATTGTACGAGCAAGAAATCGAAAGATACGGAAATCGTTCAATTAGTGGATTCCTTCAAATGGTAGGGGCTGAAATGCCTATGGAATCTGACCAAGTAGTTTGGTCTGAGCAAAACAGACTTCACATTGCTTACAAAAGTAGTGGAGCTGCTGACGGTGCTGATAGTATTCAACTTGTTGGAACTTCAGGTACTTGTTCACTTGGTACTAACTTAACTAACTCATTAAGAGTTGGTAATACAGTTATTATCACTGATACTGCAACTGGACTTAAAACTCTTAAATGTTACGTTAGCCAAACTAGTGGTACTGCTACTGGTGGTAACAATACTAACTTTACTGTTTTACCTTACACTCAAACTGATTTATCAGGTGGTGATGGTACTGCTGTAGTTTTCTCTGACAATGAGCAAATCAATGTATTTGTTTACGGTTCTGAATTTGCTAAAGGTTCTGCTTCTATGGTAGGAGAGCTTAAGCCTCAGTTCCAACAGTATAACAACAGACCAATTATTATTAAAGATCACTTTAAGATTTCTGGTTCTGATACTGCTCAAATCGGATGGATCGAAAGTAGTGACGAAGCTGGTAACGTTGGTTACTCTTGGTACTTAAAATCTGCTGGTGAAACTAGAATGAGATTTGAAGATTATCTTGAAACTTCTATGGTTGAAGCTGTAAAAGGTGTTCCTGGTGCTTCTACTGTTGATAGCACTATCGCTGATGCTGGTGACAGCTTTGGATCTGAAGGTCTTTTTGCTGCTATCGAAACAAGAGGTAATGTATTTGAAGATTTAGCTTCTTTAGCTGATTTTGACTTACTACTTAAAAATCTTGACAAGCAAGGTGCAATTGAAGAAAACATGCTTTACGTAAATAGATCTTTAGCTCTTACAATCGATGATATGGTTGCTGGGTTAAACTCTAACTACCAAGGTGGTGCTTCTTTCGGTGTATTTGAAAACTCTGCTGATATGGCACTTAATTTAGGTTTCTCTGGATTTAGAAGAGGTTCTTATGACTTCTATAAGTCTGACTGGAAATACTTAAACGATGCTGCTGCAAGAGGTGGATTTGGTGATGTTTCAGGATGTTTAATTCCTGCTGGAACTTCTAGTGTTTATGACCAATCACTTGGTAAAAACATTGCAAGACCTTTCTTACACGTAAGATATAGAGCTTCACAAACTGATGACAGAAGAATGAAATCTTGGGTTACTGGTTCTGTAGGTTCTGCTTCTTATATTGGAGATGACATTATGGAAGTTCACTATTTATCTGAAAGATGTTTAGTAGTACAAGGTGCTAATAACTTTGTAATGTTAAAAGAATCATAATTAATAACCTTTAAAAACTAAACAAAAATGGATAAATTTTTATTTTTTACAGATGGAGACACTATCGATGCATCTGGAGATATGGCTTGCTACCCTTTAAGTTCTTTTTTAGGATTTACTGTAAGTGCAAGTGATGCTGTATCTTTAGGTATGAGATTTAAGTCTGCTGTTACTGGTTCAGCTGCTGCTACAGAAGTTGACGTGGTAGATTTAGTTATTACTTCCGCAAAACATAAGAAAGTTATAGAATCAATTACTAAAGCTATTAATGCTGCAAGTTTTGATGACAATAGCGGTCTTATCGTTGTTTGTGACGCTTTGAATT